CACAAGGTATGGCCCAAGGGTCATGAACGTGCTGGACAGCAGATATTGCTGCGTGACTACCAGGTGGATGTAATCAACACATTCGTGGAAAATCTACAAGCAGTTCAACAGGTTGCTACAGGCGCAGGCAAGACTCTGATCACAGCTACGCTCAGCGGATTGATAGAGCCCTATGGCCGCAGCATAGTGATCGTGCCCAACAAGAGCTTGGTTGAGCAGACTGAGATAGACTACAGAAATCTGGGTTTGGACGTGGGTGTGCTCTACGGTGATCGCAAAGAATATGATCGCACACACACCATCTGCACTTGGCAGAGCCTGAACGTGCTGGACAAGAAGAGCAAGGATGCGCTGGATGATCATCAGCATGAGATATTCATGCAGGACTTGATCTGTTTGATAGTCGACGAAGCCCACCAAAGCAAGGCCGAAATCTTGCTTAAACTATTGACCAACAACTTCCGCCACATACCCATACGCTGGGGTCTCACAGGCACCATACCAGAAGAAGAACAGGACCAGATGAGTTTGCTAACTGGTATTGGACCCAACGTGGGCGATCTATTCGCGCACGAGCTACAGGACCGAGGTGTGCTGGCCAAGTGCCATGTGAACGTGCTGCAGACTCGCGAGACAGTGAAGTACACCAACTACCAGGAAGAGCTCAAGTTCCTCACCACTGACACAGATAGAATCAAGTGGATGGCCAAGATGATTGGTGCTATCAAGGACAGCGGCAACACGCTGGTGTTGGTTGATCGCATTGAAACTGGCAAGATGCTGGAAGAATACATCCGAGGCAGCACATTCATCAGCGGCGCAGTCAAGACCAAGGACCGCAAGGAAGAGTATGACAACATTGCTATCAGCGATGATCAGGTGTTGATAGCCACCTATGGCGTGGCAGCTGTGGGCATCAATGTGCCCAGACTGTTCAACTTGGTCATGCTAGAGCCGGGCAAGAGCTTCGTGCGAGTGATCCAGAGCATTGGTCGTGGACTGCGCAAGGCTGAAGACAAGGACTTCGTGCAGATCTGGGACCTAACCAGCACCTGTAAGTTCAGTGCCAAGCACTTGGCCAAGAGGAAAACTTTCTATAACCAGGCTCGCTATGACTTCACCATTGAAAAAGTAGACAGAACCACGGTAGAATAATCCTACATTTCAGTCAATCTATCACTAAGTACTGGTGATATGAAGATACTGACCAACGACAATCTCAGCTATAATCTCAACCAGATACCAGACGACGTGGGCGACGTGCGTTTTGGTGTGCTGGATTACAGCGATCAAAGCAACGTTGACTACTACTTTGTGCCCCTGATATTCCTTGAAAGCTTCAACAGCCCCTGCGTGGATCTGCGCATAGGCAACTTCAGCCTACAGATGCCTCTGGACTGGAGCGTGATAATAGGAGACAAGGACAGCGGTGAGATGGAGATAATGCCACTGATCTATCTCAATGACAAGGATTTTGACGTGTTCTGTTACAATCCCATCAACGGATACATGCCCAACTTCCTCAAGCTGGAGATCATCAACATCTGGCCAGACGTCAAGTGGTACTTCCCCAAGCTGAAAAACGGCCACATGCTGGCAGTGCCACTGAGCGACAAGCAGGGACCCTACTGCGCATACTTCCTCAAGGACATAGGCAAGATCCCCGAGAGCCTGGACATACGCAAGCTGATATAGCAATAAATACTGCGCAACCATCCGGGAGAAACACATGTCCAGCGACGTAACCATTTACACCAAGCCAAATGATCCGTGGTCGAAGAAAGCCACAGCCTTACTAGCCAGCAAAGGCATCACCTACAGCGAAAATATCGTGGCTAATGATCCCAGCAATGTTGGTGATCTACAATCGCATCAATCTGTGGTCAGCAAAGACGAAGCTACTGCTGCTGCACCAGGTTGGCACGCAAAACCAGTAGCCATCGTAGATGGTGAGACCGTAGTAGGTCTTAAAGCTCTTAGAGCCAAACTGGGCTGATCAAATATTGTAGCGATATGATTGAAAACGCCGGCAATGCCGGCGTTTTCATGACTGCTATCGTTACAAAGTTTTTTTGAATTTAGCGGCTATTGATATAGGCCCAGGTTACATCATATAACGGATTTGGCTGGATCGTCCAGCTGTATTCCTGACCACCAAACACAGTTACAGTGTTTTCCTTGATGACCTGGGCATACACATTGCTGCCACCATTGGGAGACACTATGATGTTGGCCTGGCCTGGTGTAGTTACTGTGCCATTTACAAGCGTGCAAGGACCGCTTAGTACGGCAGCATTGCTAATACTGCGGAAATAATACTCGGTAGTATTTTCCTGCTTGCTGATATATGCTAATCCGGCTGCATTCTGTGAAGGAAACCAGGCTGTAGCCAATATAGCTGGACCCGGTTGAGGTGGGAGATTAGCGCCTGCTACATACTCACCCATGTATTTCTTGTTAAGTGGACGACCCATGGTCTAGCTCCTCGATCTATGCTGGGAATATTTAGCCAAACGAAACCCCCGGATCGCTAAGGTTCTCCGGGGGTGTCGCCTGAGTCTGCCAGCTACAACAGCAGGCAAGGGTTATTGGGTGTTCAAGTTAGCCCAAGTTGGACTAGGCAACTGATATCCATTTGGCAACCAGCTCCATGTCTGACCAATGAAGTTCTTGACTGTGTTGTCGTAGATTTCCGCAGCAAGCGTTGGAGTTGAAATCGGTCCTATGGTAACAGTTGGACGTGCTACATATCCGCTGCCGCCACTGGTCACGGTCACGCTGGTCACAGAACCTGCTGCGTTCACCACGCCCACGGCTGTGGCATTACCAGTGCTGAATGTAACGCCAGCTTCGTTGCCAGGTTGGAAACCGCTGCCACCGTTGGTTACCTGTACGCTGCTGACTTGATAAGTCACGTTGATGGTTGCGCCTGTACCACCGCCGCCGCTTAAGCTGACCGGATTGGCAGGCAGTGTGGTGTAGTCGCCTATGTTAGCCACGCTGAATGCGTTGATGCCCCAGGCGAAATTAAACGTAGCACCGTTGGCATCCACGTTGGCTGCCACGTTTGAAGTTGATGCCACTGGATCTGCGGGCAAGGCAGCACTGTTGTAAACTCCGCGGTTGGTGATGTTCACGCCTGTGATACCACCCGTGCCATTGGCTGAGCTAACTGTCAAAACCACAGGAGTGCTGTAACCTGCGCCACTGAAGGTCAGTGTGTCGCCCACGCTATAACGTGTGCCTGCTGCTGCTATGGTATCAGCTGTGACCTTGACGCTGGTTACCGTGACATTGGCCTGTTGGTTGCCAGTGTATGTGCCTCCTGTCAAGCTAAGCACGTTGCCAACGCCGTAATCCTGAGTGACAGAACCTGTGTTAGCCACTATTACCGTACCAGCATACACACCCAGATTGGCATTGGCAGCAACTGCGCCGCCGCCTTCGCCGCCATATGGATAAACTGCAATGTTGGCCTGACCTGGACCAGTGCATGGACCATTCACTAGGAATGCCTGACCAGGTGTAGCAGGACCCTGACCATTTACACTGAGCCACTGATAGCTGTTGCTGGTCAGCTGTTTATAGATCCAGCTCGGACGAGCAACTGTGTCGCCCTGTATCCATGCGTTACCAATGATCTGCTGACCAGTGGTGCTGATGTTACCAAAATATTTCTTCTTGAGGGGACGTCCCATTGTAAACTCCTTGGCGTTCTAAGCCTACGGGGCACTGTTGCCCCATAATCATTCTTACCTATTTATCATGGTCCGATGTTAAATGCGTTAGTCCAAACGCTGGCCCAACCTATGTCTAGACCGGCATCATAACCGCCGCCCAGCAGCCAAGACAGCACCAATTCATAGCTGCCATTGGGCTGCTGATAGTTGAAACCTTCTCCACCGTCAGCATTGCCTACGTCAAATGTGATCACAGTGTTGTCATTGATCTCGCGCACTGATCCCCAGTAGCCTTCACCGCCAGCAAAGAAGTTGACACCTATGTACATGGTTCCTGTGGGCATGCTGTTGTAGCTTGGATATAGATAGCAGATTCCCTCTAGGCTGGGATCCCAAAAGCTCTGCATGAGGAAGCTGCTGCTGCTGACCTGTCGTATGATCCAGCCCTCGCCACCTTCGCTGCCACCGTCTGGCTTGGCGATGTTTACATAGGGCATAATAACATTGTTGCCTGGACCAGTAGCTCCAGATTCGTACCAAACAACTGGTTCTTCTGCATTTCCTAAATCTCTAGAACCGCCACCGATGTTGTAGGTACCTACACCACCAGTTCCAGTGCCAAAGCTGTCAATATAGGAGTTTTGAATGTTGTATCCGCTGCTGAACAGATAACCATCTATCAGCACCTGTCCATTAACCATAGCGGTTACGTGTAACACGCCTGATGCGCTATAGCCTTCAAAAACAGCATTGCGAGCATAATATAGATCTTGGTTCCAATAGCGTTGGCTTAATCTGCTGCCCATGTCATTGGACTCCTTTGTTGCGCTTCGCAGCAAATCTATCAAGACATGCCTGCATTTCAGTTGGATAGATGAATTCCATGTCTGGATTCATGCTGGCCAACGCTGCGTTGGCTTCGTCTTGTGTGTCGTAGGTCTGAACTGTCCAAGTCTTGTCGCCAGTGTCACTGACTGCCAGCGTCTTGAGCGTCCATGCCTTGGGTACTGCTGCGGCAGGTGCCTTTGCCATGCGGATATCTCCCTGTTATGAGCAGTTATTTAGCGGTCAGGCTGCTGTCAACCACGTGCACCCTGTTGGGCTCTGGGCCCCAGATGCTCCACTCCAGATGGTTGCCATGCCAGTCCTTGATCTTGCTGCTGGTGATGCGCATGGCGAATCCCGATGCCATACCGGTGAATCTGATGCTCATTAGTCCGGACATGGGTGGTTCGGCTGATTCACAGAGCCTGTAGCTGCCTATCTCGTCAGTGTCGCAATCCTGTACCAAGAATCTATCACTGCCAACCTGCTTGATGATCCAGCCTCGCCCCACACGGCCTTGATTGTTGATCACTGGCATCAGCACTGGTGATTCACCTGTGGGAATACCGATCCATCGGTCTGTTAAAGGGCGGCCCATGGTATTATTATATCACAGTATGACACAGTTGATGAAACAGTTTGATCAGCGTATACTAAGCACATGGCAAAGAAAGCAAACACACAGGGGCAGAAGCTGAGCTTGGACGCAGTGCTACAGGCGCTGGATAACCGAGACTTTGGTTTCTATGAACGCCTCACTGACGAGGAACGCAAGGGCTACAGTCCCTTCTTGCTGATGCGCTACATGAGCAGTCTCAGCCCGCAGAGCCCCATGCAGAGCTATGCTGTGCTGGCGACCAACGACTTGGTGAACCTGGGATTCTTCAGCTTGGGCAAGCATCCAGAACTGCAGCACAAGCTGATGTGCTTGGCTGGCACGGGGCGCAAGCAGTACAGGCCCTATGTGGGTGCCAAGAACGCCAAGAGCAAAACCAAGGTGGTTGACGAATTCCTGCTGGGCCTGTACCCTAGCATAAACGCAGAAGAACTGGTGTTGCTGAAATCGCAGCTGGACAAAGAATCTCTGAAGCAGCTGGGCAAGGATGCTGGGCTCAGCGACAGCGAACTGAAAGAATTGGTCGAGGATGGCAAAAAGCTGGAGCGTGATTCCTAAGCAGTGCCGCTGTGAGTTCTGTAAGAAAGAATTCAGCGACGAGCTGAGGTTGATCAATCATGTGTGTGAGAAGAAGCGGCGGTGGTTCCAGAAGGACCAACCTCAGGGCCGCATAGCCTTCATGGCCTGGTCGCGCTTCTATGAGATGAACAGTGCTGTGGCTGGCAAGAAGCACAAGAAGACCTACAAGGAATTCATAGACAGCAAGTACTATCTGGCATTCAGCAAGTTTGCTAGGCATCTGCTGGACACAGCAGCACCCGAACCTGCACGCTTCATAGACTACGTGCTGAAGAACAATCTGCCCATTGACAAGTGGACGCATGACGTGGTCTATGAGGAATATGTCAAGGACCTCATACGCACAGAAAGCCCAGAGCAGGCACTGGAGCGTGGAATCGTGCTGATGCGAGAGTGGGCACAGCAGCATGAGCTGGCATGGTATGACTTCTTCAGGGAAGTGAATGCAAACCAGATGACACGCTGGGTGACCACAGGTCGCATCAGCCCCTGGGTGCTATATAATGCTAGCAGCGCAGAGTCGGCACTCAAGCGTTGCTCACCGGAGCAGATCGGTATGATAGCAGGCATAGCACCAGCACCACAGTGGTCGCTGAAGTTCAACAGAGACAAAGAGAGCACCACCTTCGTCAAGGACACTCTCAAGAAAGCAGGACTATGATGGCAGAGATCACAGACATGTACGGTGCCAGTGATGATGAAGAACCAGTGGCATTTGAAGCCAAACGCCGAGTGACCACTCAGGGCGTGATCACTGAGTTTGAGATCGAGGGTGCTCGCATACGTAGCATTGACCCTGGTTACGTGATACAGCTAGAAAAACGGGTAGCCCAAAATGAGCAGGTTATCGCAGAGATGCGCAATGAGATACGACAGCTCAGCAACAGCATGCGACAGCGCAGGACAGAAGTTGGAGTGCTACAGCGTCAGCTTGACGGCAAGATTGATCGACAGTAGGATAGGTGATGCTAAACCGCGGTGATATAGATCTTGATTTTGCGCACAGAGAACAGGCACTGTCTGGCCTGCGTTACACACCTGCCAGCATCATCAGAGATGGAAAGATCACGCGACACAACACAGGTGTGTACTTCCATGCTGTGCCCACGGATCCCATAACTGGACTGTGCAGCTTGGACTATAATGCTGCCGAAGATCGAGGATTCTTCAAGATAGACATGCTGAACGTGGGTGTTTATGAGCATGTGCGTGATGAATCACATCTCAGAGATCTCATGGAACGCCAGCTGGATTGGGCAGTGTTCACCGATCCCAGCTTCGTGGCCAAGCTGTTCCATTTGGGCAATTATGGTGATCTCTGTGCCAGATTGCGTCCAACCAGCATAGAACATATAGCCATGATCTTAGCTCTGATCCGTCCTGGCAAGAAGCACCTGCAATCCAAGTGTGAAACACAGGGTTTTGACAGCATCAAACACGAGATCTGGGTCAAAACCGACGAAGATACCTACAGTTTCAAGAAGGCCCACGCGATTTCTTATGCAGTTTTGGTATATGTCCATGCTAATATTTTGCTTGAATAATCTTAGAACTATGCTACTATAAGCTATCAAAGGAGCACTCACATGGCACGCACCAAGCTTGAATTCCAGGTAATCAGCGATATGTTTGGCACCAACGTTCAGTTGGTAGACGGAGATGAGATACACCCAGTTGGGTCAGATCTCAAATATGATCCCATTGCTAAGTTGAATGCCAAGCTCAAGAAGGGCTATCTGTTTCGCAATCCTCGGGCCACTCCTGCTCTGATCAGCACGATCTGGGACACGGTGGAGAACCTCACTGGTGCTGTCAACGTGTGGACTGAAGTAGAACGCGAAGAGAACAAAGACCCGCAGTTCATCAGCTATGTGCGCATCGCCGAAGCTGGTGATGCTACCATGTTTGCCTTCTCACACAACGAGTTTGAAAAGTGGGGCGACGACAAGGAGAAAGCTGATGCCAAGGCTCGCAAGGCAGCTGCCAAGCCTCTCAAAGTTCATGTGACCAAGGATGGTCGCATCCGTGCCAAGGTAACTGTGGAGACGCTGGGAGACTAAGGGTGCTTGACCAGCTGTATGGTCCTGCGTTTCACACGCTTGTTCATCAGTTCCTTGAGATTGACTACTGGACCCTGTAGGATCTCTGTTTCTTTCATGCTGAAGATGCGCAGATATGGTTTGAACACATAGAATCTATCTCGCACAAACATGTTGATTGGTATCTGGCGATTGCTCTCCCACCACCAAGTGTCCCCGCAGCCAAGAAACTCAACTTTCATCTGATCACTGAAGGTGTTGTCCATCACATACATGTGTACGAAAGCTGTGTCTGCGTGCTGCACGATACCCAGATACTCCTTGTCCAAATGGCTTATAATCGTGAGGAACGGGAACTTTTCCTGTAGCACCTGCTTGGTATCAGACATATTGTTCCTAATTGCGTGTGGGGGTATTTATAAATATAAAAAGTGTCGATGGAACAAAATGTCAGGATCCTATGCCAACGGTCTTCCTCTACAGCTTCAAGGAATACGTGCAACTCCTGCAGTTCGATGCGAACCCACAACTGGTGAATTGGCCCATGACCATCTATGATACCAAACTATACAAGGGCGTGACCAACACCATAGATTTTGTGGTACGTAATAACGAGCGCCGGCCAATTAATCTCGTGGGTCTCAGCCTGCAGGCAACGATCATGAACGTGCTCACTGGTGAAGTCATGCTGACCAAGATGGTTGACATCACCGTGGCCATACAAGGCAAGGCACGATTGATACTGGATCCAGGTGAGACCGAAGATCTAGATCCCGGCTATTACAATTACAGCATACAAAGCTTTGATCTAAATGGCATTAGCCAGCTGTTCTATACCGATGTCAATCAAAGTGGTGTTGGTACCTTTGAGCTGTTTGATGGTGTGCTTAGGACTTTCAGTCCTGCAACAGAGATAGTGGCAGCACAATTCACGCAGACACCAATAGGCAATAACCAAGACATCATGTTTGTGACAGGGAGCTATCCTGGTGATGCCCAGACCCAGCGTGCCAATGGTATGCATACTGTGGCTGTAAACCAAAAGAAATTCCTTGGCAAGTTTTGGATACAAGCCAGTCTCAGCAACAACAATCCATTGCCCAGCGAATGGTTCTTTGTGCCTCTGCAGCCAGGACCAGATCCAATGTATACATTTGATCAGACCAATAACCAAGGTCCAGGACCAACCCTGTTTAACTTCACGCTAAACGCATACTGGGTACGTTTTGGTTACATACCTATCTGGTCAGGTTTGGTGGGATCAAGCGGCGAATACTATCCCATAACTCTGAACGAAGTTGCCCAGTTGGTTGTGAACGACGGGCTGTTTATATCTGTGCTATACAAAAACTGAGCTAGAGCTTACAATCAGGCATGGCCCTGATGCATCAACTAGTAGCTGAGAATCTACCACAGAAGCGCAAGACCAGCCCTCGCGGTTGGTTGATGTTCAATGCTCCCTGCTGTACCCATCGAGGACACAGTCGCGATACTCGCAGCCGTGGCAACATGCTGATCCTGCCAGATGGACACATAGCTTACAACTGTTACAACTGTGGTTTCAAGACTGTGTTTGACAATGTCAACATCAGCAGGAACTTTGAGAACCTCATGGATTGGATGGGTGTGCCCACTGAGGACATACGCAAGGTCAAGCTGGAAGTCTTGCAGAACAAGCTGAATGGTGTGACAGCTGTGAGTGATCACAATGAATTGAACTTTGTGCATGACTTTAAAGCGGTTGCGCTGCCAGAAAATGCCAGGCCCATACAAGTGGTGATGGAAGATGACGAGCTCAGTGAGCAGTTTGGCACATGTATAGAGTACCTAAAAAGTCGAGGCTCAGCTGTGGGCGAAGGCTGGGATTATCACTGGACGCCAAGCACCAAGTGGAATCTGGATCAGCGCATCATCATACCGTTTTATTATCGCGACAAGATAGTGGGTTGGACTGCCAGATACGCTGGTACTCCTCCCAGTGGCACTCCTCGCTATTACAACAGCGATTTACAGACAGGATATCTGTTCAACTGTGATGCCATAACCAAGGGCAACCGTAAATACATCATACTGGTTGAAGGGCCGTTTGATGCCATAGCAGTGGATGGTGTGGCAGCACTGGGCAGCAAGCTCAGCAAGCAACAGCTGAGCTGGCTCAACAGCACAGACCGTGAGATCATACTGCTGCCGGATAGGCAGCGCAATAACCAAGGTCTCATAGACATAGCATTGGAACAGGGTTGGAGCGTGAGCTTCCCAGACTGGGAAGATGATGTTAAAGATGCAGCAGATGCCAGTTGCCGGTATGGGAAACTGTTTACTCTGCTTACAATAATAGACAGCAAGACCAATAGCGCACTGCAGATTGGTACCAAGCGCAAGATGTTCAGATGAGAGGGATGACGGATGGCAGATAGATTTGGCAATGAAGAGAAAGAGACCGTCACTGACTACAATGAAGACAAGCAGAAGCTGCTGATCAACGTGTTGCTGAGCAGCGAAGACATCTTCACTCGCTGTGTGAACATCATCAATCCCAAGTATTTCGTGGCCAAGCTGCGACCAGCAGTGCGTTACATGGTCAAGCATGCCGAGGAATATCGCGTGCTGCCCAAGATCGAACAGGTCAATGCAGAGACGGGACTGGACTTTGCACACATTGGTGATATCAGTCCTGGCCATCAGGATGCGTTCTTGGATGAGATCGAAGGATTCTGCAAGAACAGAGCGTTGGCAGACGCAGTGTTGAGCAGTGCTGATCTCATAGACAAAGGCAACTATGGTGAGGTCGAGAAGTTAGTCAGGGAAGCCATATTGGTCAGCTTGCAAAGCGATCTCGGCACTGACTACTTTGATGATCCGCGAGCTAGATTGCTGAAGATCAAGGACAAGAACGGACAGTGTACCACTGGTTGGAAATCTGTGGATGACAAGCTGTATGGCGGCATCAACAGAGGTGAGATAACCATCTGGTGCGCAGGTTCCGGTGTTGGTAAATCTCTGTTCTTGCAGAACATGAGCTTGAACATGGTTAAGCAGGGTCTTAATGTAGTGTACATCACGCTGGAGCTTAGTGAAGAGCTGACTTCTATGCGCATGGATAGCATGCTCACTGAGGTTGGCAGCAAGGAAATCTTTCGCAATCTTGATACCGTTGAGCTCAAAGTCAAGGCAGCGCAGCGCAAGAGCGGACTGCTGCATGTGCGACAGCTGCCACAGGGCAGTACAGTTAATGACATCAAAGCCTATCTCAAGAACTATGAGATTGAAACGCAGAAGCGCTGTGATGTGATCGTGGTGGATTACTTGGATCTGCTCTATCCCAACAACAAGAAGATCAATCCCAGCGACTTGTTCATCAAGGACAAGTTCGTCACTGAAGAACTTCGCGGTCTAGCAGTTGAGCGCAACATGGTATGTGTCACAGCCAGTCAGTTGAACAGAAGTGCCACACAGGAACAAGAACATGATCACAGCATGATCAGCGGTGGCATATCCAAGATCCAAACAGCAGATAATGTGATATCGATCTTTGCCAG